GCATGAAGGTATCATCAAGTTCTGAAAAAGAATCAGATTCAAAGAAAGTTCTGCCGAAACGCTGTAAAATGTACTTCATAGTTACCTCCCAAACAAAAAAGTCCTTAACCTTTATGAAATATTTAATTTTTAATTATACACTAATTATACACCAATATTTCATAAAAGTCAAGGACTTTTCTTTTTTCATTACAAAAATTGTGTGCCGCCAAAGGCATAGAACCATCAGGATCAGAGTCGTTTATTACTTGCCATCACCATGGTATTCATAAAGCCTTCAACGGCACTGTGCACATAAATTCTGTTTTTCGTTCAGAACAGAAAACGTATAGGTTATGAGATACCTATCAACTATTCCTTTGGCGACTGCGGAATCACAGCTCCATCCCTTTTGGATTATAGGGCGCCATAAGCAAAAATACTTCTTTTTCCCTATCGGACAATGTATTTGTACACCCTGCTATTAGGTACCATTTTAGAAAAGAAGCAAAACTAAGTGTCTACCTATCACTTCATTTATTACGGTATTAACGCACCCTTGGATAACCTTAGTGAGAAGTCTAATCTGCTCTACGCCGATCTCGGTATTTATACTGCGCTCGGGACAGTACACAAGTAAATATCCGACTGTCTATGACTACGGGTCTACTTGTAGAGGGGATAACAGGTGACGCTCCTGTGTACAACGATTAACAGTCGTTCGCTCTACTGTTGAGCTATATCCCCATAAGTGCTTTTGGCGGTACTCGAAACCGCAACTCTCGCATTAAAAGTGCGATACTCTGCCAATTGAGTTACAAAAGCTAAGCCATATGGCAATCTTTTCAAAACCCTTAACTTTCATCTAAGGTAAACCAAAGATTATGCATTTGGAAGGTGAAATGCGGTTTCGCTTTCAGTTTTAGATGGTACGTAGGAGTTGCACCTACCAAGACGGCTTACCGTGTACCAAAAAATATAAATAAACAAATAGGAGATAACCATGTACCTTATCAGGTCTGTGGGCAAGGTAGGAATCGAACCTACGTTGTTTCTTATGTGCTTGGTTTACAGCCAAGTGCGATCGCCAACTACGCTACTTACCCATGTTAGTGATTAAAAATCACCGTTTGCGTATCGTTCATCGAACGGAATATACTTACCATTTTCATCAGTAGATGAAGCACTCAGATTACCAGAAGAGTTACGAGCTTCACCTTTAGCATTAGCTTTTTCGGCACGTTTTGCAGCCCTATCAGCTTCACGCTGAAGTGCCGCTTCAGCTTTTTCCTGATATTTCTGATTTGCTGCAACAGCATCTTCATAAGTGTAATCAGCTTTCTTAGCAGTGATGCTAAATTCAGCAAAACGCTGTTCACCTTCAACTTCAGTTACTGCAATCCACTTGTAATTGTCGATCTGAATGAGTTCCATATTGGACATTCCCATATTCATGAAGCAGGGGAGAACAGAATCCTTAATTTCACGCTGGAGTTCAGTAACAGACATAGTAGACATTATATTTTCCTTCTTTCTTATTTTTAATTATATAATAATTATACAACAATTTTTCATCTTTGTCAAGGATTTTTCTAAATTCCTTACAAAATTCCTCAGTGCCCCATACTGGAGTCGAACCAGTAACCTTAGCATTAGAAGTGCCACGCTCTGTCCAATTGAGCTAATAGGGCGTGTTGTGTACTTTTAAGTTTAGGTATCCTAAGGAATGTACACTTACCATACCGTACTTCTAAGAAACTATTACTCAGCGCTTTTAAATTTACTTGTTAGAAGCCGAACAAGGGATTGTATGCGTTACCTGCATTGCAATTTGCGTTTTTGTTTTGTAGGTTTTCGTACTACTTACTGTAACTTACTTTGCGAAAGAAACTCAGCTTTACGTCCGTTTCAGTTATCGGCAAACCACTGGGCATTACCTTGTCGTCCAGGCGACACTTTCACATTTGCTACGCTGAGCTAACGCTTAACTATAACGTGAGTTGGCTGAATGTGAACAACCATTACGGTCATGAGCGGCTTTATTTCGACATGCCCACGGTGCCATCTACTCATTTTTCCGTGTCCCATCAATCGTTCCTTTGTTTTTTAAAATGGGTGTGAAGGGTATTGCGGACTTGCACCGCAATTATAACACTATGTTACCCTTAATGAATCTTGATTAATTAGTCAGTTTTGGCAGCAGCCTTAGCTTCCTTTTCGGCACGCTTCGCAGCGCGGTCAGCTTCACGTTCAGCAGCTTTCGCAACCTTTTCGGCATAGGCTTCAGCATCCTGAGCCAGATTAGATTCATCATAATCTGCCTTGTTAGCAGTGAGAGTCACAGTGGCGAACCGCTGTTCACCATCAACTTCAACAGGGATGACCCACTTGTAAGAGTCAATCTGAACAGTTTCAACAGCGTTCAGACCATCTTCGAACAGAGCGGACAGGACAGATTCCTTAACGGCAACATTGGCTTCATTAACAGACATAGACATAATATTTTTCCTTCTTTCTTTTTGTTTTTTATTTTTAATTATATATTAATTATACTACGATATTTCTGTTTTGTCAAGGATATTTCTAAATCCATGACAAAAATTACGACAAGCGAGAGTTGCCGGATTTGAACCAACATCTGCTGTTTTGGAGACAGCCATCCTACCACTGAACGAAACCCTCATTATTTAGTTTTTATGGGCTGAAGCACCAAGGGATTAACTAAAAACCTTATTGATTTATAATCATTGTTTTGCAAGCAGCATCGCACAATCCATAAATCAAAGAAAAGCGATATAATGTCCAGTTTATACTCTATCCAACCCAGTTGGCGAAGGATTTAGCCGTCCAACGTGTCCAGGAGTTTCGGCAAGAGAGGAACCAGAGAGTCGAACTCTGTTTATTTCTTTTGCAGAGAAATCCGTTTCCAAAACTGTTCCTCATTTTTAATTATATATTAATTATACAACAATATTTCTTAAAAGTCAAGAAAATTCCGAATCTCATTACAAAATTTCTTAGTTGTACCAATATCCATCCAATTCACAAATATCAACTTCACCATTATCATTTACCTGATGAGGAAGACCACGCTGTACAAGATACATATGAAATTCATTCATTGAATGAAAAACAGCGATACGCTTATTACCAAAAAAGAAGGAAATTATAACCTGATTCATAAAATTCTCCTTAATTTTTAATTATATAATAATTATACCACAATTTTTCTTACAGTCAAGAAAATTCCTACTCTTTATTACAAATTTGCATCGGGATCCGGATCAAAATAATAACGAACTCCTAAATCCTTCATCACATTTTTATCGACTGGAACAATAGTAAAATGATGATCTGTTGTCCAATAATCTTTAGTTGGATTATAACAGCTTATAACATTCTTGCTCAGTTCCAAATATTTTTCTACTTCTTCTCTTGTCTTAAAGAGAGTAGTAATTCTATTCCAAGCATAAATGCCATATACTTTATTTGCAGTTTTGATTTCCATACTTCTCTTTATTACGCTTACGAGTTGAATCTGCCCAACCATACCAATTTTTTGCATCGCACTCCTCCAAATGCTGATAAAACTCTTTTTCAGTAATATCTGAATTATACAATGCCCAAATTGAGTCAAGCGGCATACTATATTCAGCGCTAAGTCGTTTGAAATACAAACCACGATCGGGAAGATCTGCTGGAAGGTGAAGTTTTTCTATCATTTTTCATCTCCTTTTTAATTATATATTAATTATACATCAATATTTCTAATTTGTCAAGAAGATTCCTAAATTTCTTACAAACTTTCAAAAAGAAAGTTCTTTCTCACACCAATAATGATTATTATAAAAATAATGATATTCACCATTGGGTTCCCAGCCATAATCCAGTTGAAGTTCTTCAAGAAGCTTTTCAAATTCTTCTTCAGTATAACCTTCAGCAATGCAGCGATCGTCATAATAGAGTGAGTAAGTTTCTTCCATGATGTTATCTCCTTAATTTTTAATTATATAATAATTATACACCATTTTTCTTAAAAGTCAAGAAAATTGTTACCCAATCAGAAAAATTTCAATACCAAATAATTTCAGCTTTATCTTGTACAACACTATCTAAAACTTCAAATGCCGCCAAAGCAACTTTTTTCATGTTCGCACAATCATATAGAAGAAGAACTGGTAAAGAAATTTTAGTGTATAATCTATCTTCTCTAATAAACCAAGAAGGTTTACTTTGATTTACTAAGTTAAGAAAAACTATATTAGCAGCTTCAGGTGATAACTCATAATATACTATAGATGGTGTACAATTTTTTTCAATATGCTTTTCTTCAACTATTTTATTAATTTTATCAATAAAAATATTCCATAAAAGTTCTGGATTTTCTTTATTTACTGGAATATCAATAGCTGTACTATATAAATAATATTTAGTTTCCATTAGAATATCCCATAAGTAAGAATTGAGTAGCTTTAGTTTTAGCTACCATGTCACAAAAATAATTTACCCCATCAACCGCATCTTCGACACATGAATAACATTCTTTTAAAATAAGATTATATGGTTTTGTATAACCTTTTTCATAAATCCATTCTCGTGCCGCATCCCATTGCATTTTAAATTTATTTTCAAATAATTTTCCATAATGAATTATAATTTGATCAGGAAGAAGCTCTGCACAAATAAGATTATCCCAAAAATTAGTAAGAATTTGAGTTTTACATTTTACTTCAATTTTTTCTAAATCATAATAATCATCTGGATCAATATAAATATAATGAGGATTTGAAAAGCTTACTGAATTATATAATTCATTAGAATCTTGTAAGCTATAAATATAAAACATTCCCATTAATACCAGCTCCTTGCACCACCATCATAGACTATTTGCCAAGCATTATTTTCTGCAATAGCATCAGTCCAATTTTCAATTTTACTACGAACTTGTTGTTCTTCGCTATAAAAAATATCTAATCCTTCAACTCCATCAAGAACATCCCAACCAAATGATTGAAGACAATCAAACCAACTATATCCTTCTTTAACAAGTCGTAGTTTAATTCCATCAAATTCAACAAATCGGCTAAATTCATCATAATCATCTTCAAATTCTACACAAGCGATCTGAACAGCTTTATCAAATTCTGCCGAAATATCAATTTTATAATCAATATCTTCTTCTTCCGGAGATTCCCAAGTTTGCCGACGATGCCAATACCGCACATCATAAGGCTGAACCATATCCATAATTTCATCAAGAGAATACTTTTTATAATTGTAAATTGCAATATACTGTTTAATCATATTATTCCCCCTTATTAAAAATAATATCTATTAATTTTTTATAATGTGTTAATTCCTGTTTTAATCGTTCATTTTCTTCAGCAAGATAATCAATTTCATCTTTCAATTCTTCAATATAATAGTATTCATCCATCAGGTTTCTCCTTATTTTTAATTATATATAAATTATACTACAATATTGCTTATTAGTCAAGAAAATTCCTAATGAAAATGAAAAATAGGGATGCCGAAACAGCATCCCTATTCTTTTACATAATTTTTTCACCGCAATGAGGACAATAATTAATATTGCTTATATCATTTGTCCGTCTATTCCAAATCTTAATAGCTTCTTCTTCTGTATCGTAATATCCAGTTTTAGCCTTACATTCAACGCAGCAAACAAAAGATTTCCCATTCATAATATGATCTGGTCTTCGTTTTCTTAAAATAGCTTTATTACCACAAAATGGGCAATTTTTTATTTCATTCATGTTAAAATTATTTAACTCCTATTTATTTTTATTGCTTTTCATTAATGCTAATATAACACCCATCCAAGCAATAGCTGATTTTTCTTCTTCTAATTCATCAATTCGTTTTTTCAATCTAATATTCTCTTCTCTAAGAGAAATAGTTTCTTTTAAAGAATCAATAGAACGTTCCATTAAAGTATCAGATACTTTTTCATAATAAGAATCACAACAGCATTTATTTAAATTTTCTTTAATTAATTTTTTAACAGATTCTTCTTCCCATTTTCTATGTGCAGTATTAATAGCATCTGCCATAGCATAAGCATTTATTTTACTTTGTAATTCCTTAATTTTTTCTTCTGAAGAAGATAGTTTTTGAAGAAGCTCTTCTAAAGTATATTCTTCATTATTATGAGAAATTTTTATTTCTGTCATTATTATTTTCCATGTTTTACTAAATATTCAGGACTAACAGCTTTAAAGCTTTTCTGTCCATCTTTACTACGAATAACCACACCTTCCCGTAATACTTCCGGATTGAGTAAAGAAGGTCCAGTTGCATATTTAAGCATATCATCTACAGTATCAGGAAGAATATATTCACTATCTAAAATTGGAACATAACCCAATCCATATTGATAGCAAAGAGTAGCCATTTGAAGAGTACCCATCCTACCTTCTGGAGTAATAATATTAAATATAAAGAAATCAAGTTCCTTCATTTTATAAGGATTACCTTGAATTACCGGACCAGCTACTTCACCTTGAATTGCAAGCCAAGGAAGATTTAAGTCATTAAGCATTAAGCTCATACGTTCCTGAAGATCATATTCTTCAGCAACTCTCCAATAATAAGAATTATCTTTTTCAAGAGAACGATTTCTTGATGCAAGAGTAAATTTTTCTTTAGGAAAAAGGAAACCAGTATGTTCTATAATAGCTGTCATAGAACAACCATCTATTTTTTCTGTAACAACAACTGGTTCTTTATATTTTAAAGCATCTGGCACATTCTGAATACGAGTTTCATCAGTTTTACTTACAAGAGAAGGAAATTCATTTTCTTTTTTCTTTGGAAAACCAAAAATTTTATACCAAAATAATTGCCATTTAGTATATTTATTTTTCTTTAGAACCTGCCGACAAGGCATATCATCACCTGCATATTCATCATATTTAGTAATATGAAGTAGTTCAGTGACATCGTCTCCTTCTTTCCAATCTCCATTGGGAAGAATTGAAAGAGGATAAGCTATACCTTCTGAATACACACCAGCCATTTTCATGGTGCGAATACGATTTGCCCGTTTACGAGCTTGTTCAAAAACAGGATTATTAGGATCAAGAACACTATCAATTTCAATGTAGACGCATTTATCCCCTACATGAAAATCATCTTTCCCTACAATTACATGCCAACCTTCTATTTCGGCAAGCATTATTCTATCACGACCTTCAATTGGTGCGAGATTTTTTATAACCTGTACACTAGCGAGCTTACGTTCTGCCATAGCTACCTCCTTTATTGCTTAAGCAATAATATTAACCAACAAATTTATTATAAATCTCTTCGATCATCTCAGCGACAATTTTATAAGAATTACTTCTATAGTTATGAATTTTTTCTACTAAACGTTTTCTGGCAAGTTCTTTTCCAAATTCTTCATTCCATTCGTCATCCGGACTGCATTTAGCTTTAGCTGACATATATCGAGGAAAAAACATTTTATTATATTTTTTCCAATAATTTTTAGTATATCCATTTTTATTACCTTTTAAACAAGTTAAAACATCATCAATATGATCTAAAATACTTTCACTATATTTAAAAGTTTCTTGCGATTTACCAAAATCAATTACAGCAACAACAGTGCGCTTTTCCTTATTAATAATATAATCAATCATTTTATTGTCTTCTTTCTTTAAATTTTTATATTATAATTATATTATAATATTTCTTATCTGTCAAAAAAATTATTCTTCTTCCTCTTCATCAAGTAAATGTTCAATAGCATAATCATCAATATCACTTGGTGCACATCCTAATGAATAAGCTATTGTATTATTACAATGACTTGCAAAAGCCTTATAACCACACCCATATGCATATTTAATAATACAAGTTGGTCTTTTACCCCTTCTAACAAAAGCTATACTTTCAGCTAATGGAAATACATATTTATGAAAAGCATTTGTATTAACTTTAGCTCCACATACTATATAAATATTTTTATTTTCGTATGCATAACATTCATTAATAGCTCTAACAAACCAAGGCTCCATTCTTTCACCATATGGAATAGTAATAAGAATATCTGGACCTTTCCATTCATCTTGAAGAAGAGTTGGATTTATACTATCAAATTTAATATTCTGTTCTGCGAAAAAAGGCATTACATTTTTATCTACAAATTCAATAAATTCTTTTTGTTTTTTTGATACAAGCTGTTTTTGTTTGGTTAATGTTTTAGTCATAATTTATAATATCCCCAAATAACGCCAGCAATAAAAATAAAAATTCCTATTAAAAGATTAATTAACCACATTGGAATAAATATATGCATAATACTAATACCTCGAAAGAAGTCTTGCAACAATAAATAAGGTAATTGCGGCTCCAAGTACAAGTCCAAGTATAAAAAGTTCTAAACCCATTATCTCTTCTCCAAATATTGAATTTCTAATCGAATATTATCAAGTTCATTTTTTATTTTACATAAATCATGAAGTTCTGCCGAAATCCATAATCCAGAAAGAAATATACTAAAACCTATAAACCATATTCCAGCTACAATCATATTCCACCATTTTCAAAATATTCCATTGGAATATCTTCTCTTTCCATCTCCGCCCCGCAGTTCGGACAGAAATTATCATATTCAAGTTCGTGAAATTGCGCTCCGCATTCAGAACACTCACGTGTAAAAAGAGCAATATTTTTCCACTCGCCCTTCTTCCGCTCTGGTTCTGCGGATGGCAATGATTCGATTACATCAAGTGCTTTTCCAGCATTTATTATTGTTAATTGTCTTTCATCTTCTCCGTAATACTCACCGCATTGAAATATATGATTAAAGGCAAGATTTCTAATTACATCCAATACATCTTGTCTTTCGATAAGGTCACTCATTCCAACTCCAATCTCGCACCGCAGTATGAACAATATCTCGTTTCCCTTGCCCACGAAGCAGGATGCATATATTGCCCACACTCCACACATCTCCATACAAGATTTTTCGGATTTGGCATTTCCACTTTTACCACCTTCGCTGTTCGCTCTGGCTCTGCGGAGGGTATAAAATACTCTTGTAAATACTGAGAAAGCACCTCTGGCTTATAAGTGCCGAATCCGACTATCGTTTCGCCATTTTCTTCGTACTTGATTGCATAGTACGGCTTACCTTCGTACTCAGGGTAGGTACAAATCTTAGGATATTCGGTAACAATTTCCAAGAATTTTCTGTTCCGCTCTGGCTCTGCGGATGACAAATCCTTCAATACTGATATTGCTTGTTCCATTACTGTCTGTCCTTCATCCGTCATTTTGTCAGCAAGGATTTCAAACACATTTATAGCTTTCTGTCTGCTGATAAGGTCATTCATGGTCTTCTCCCCAGATAAGTCTGCATCCGCAATTCGGACAAAAGTTGTCAAAGATGCTCACTACATTTTCACAATTTTCGCATGATGTTACTCTGATAGTCTTACCTTCTTCATCTCCAATAATCGGTTTTTCAACACCAACTACCTTCGCCGTCCGCTCACCCATTGCTTTATTCCATATTTCAATAGCTTTTTCTCTTGTCTTACATATTGGTGTTTCTACACCACATTTTTCACAGCAAATAAAATATTTTCCAGTAAATTTATGATAATCACCAATATAAGTATTACCAAAAAAATGTACATCTACATTTCCACCACACCCACAATTTACTGGTTTATTCATAATATTCCCTTTTACTTTTAGCTCTATCATAAGCTTTAGGGTTCTTTGGTTTTCTGGTTACAGGGCTAAGTTCACCCCAAGTATTACGTCGCATAGAATAAAACTCACGTTTCTGTTTCTTGTTCATCTTGTCTAAAGTAACGTACTTGCCCATATTCTTTCTCCTTTTGCTTAATCTTATTGAAAGTATTAATTATCTGCCATTTGTCCCACCAGGGAGTATTATCATATTGATCCCCATAATGCTTACGAATATATTCTGCACAATATTCTCGCATTTCTTCTAAAGTATATTCCCTATCCATTACTCAAAACCTTATAAATTTCATAAAGAATATAGCAAATAAATGCTAATTCTGCAACTTTTATACCATCTCTAAAACCTTCAGATTCTAATAATGCCCAAGTTATAAAACATATGGTTAATCCCATCACTATTTTAGATAACATATTTTCCTCATTTTTAATTATATACTAATTATACTACAATTTTTCTCAAAAGTCAAGAAGATTGTTACTCTTAAAAATAATATGTGTATATATAAAAATAGAGCGGAATTGCCGCTCTACTTTATCTTATACTCTTGAAAATCTTCATCACTATCACTATCATAATAATCTTGAAGCAAACTTTTTTCTATCTTAGACATATATCTATTATGCTCATCTAATATAAGCGAGTCATTAAAAATTTTTTTCTTATCAGCAAACTTTTCTTTTTCAAGCTGTCGTTTTTTACTATGAAGGAATTTTTTATGTCTATTAACTTTTGGGTTAAACTGAAATTCTTCCTCTTCCCATATAAAATCCCGCAAGTTAATTTCTTTAGGAGGTTTTTTGTTCACTTTTATTTTTGTCTCCACTTGTAAGCTCAACACTCTTTAAAATTTTAATAACTTCCTCATCAGGTTGAGAAGATCGCCAATATTTAATATATTCATATTCTTTACGTTCTTTTTCAGTTGGATCCTCTTTAACTAAAATAGAATCCATATACACATCTAAAGCTGCATCTAAATAACAATATAAATCATAAATTGTCATATTATACCTAATCTCTTGTAAACCACTTATATACTAACATAGCCAATAAAGTTTCGAGTATAACTAATCCCCAAAAAACTACAAAAAATTTAAGAAAAGAAACCATTTTTCAATTATGAAATTGGTCTTGCATATTGATTAGCAGAAGCCAAATTTACTCCTAATGTAGTATCAAAATGAGGTTTTTGTCCCTCTAAGTATCTTCCATATTTTATTATAATATTAGGATATTGTAATAATTTAGCATATATTAAAGAATTTTTAACTTCATTCTCAGTAAATCCCGTATAAATTACAATATCATCTTGACTGACTTGCCGAAAAGCCTTTATTATTTCCAATAAATCTTCTGGCGTATCAAGAGGCTCTAATCCTCCACATACTAATGCTTTTGTAATATTATTTTTAGTATAAAGCTCTATAACTTCATTTGCCGAAACCTCTACTTTTTCGGCATTTCTAAGAGCTTCATTTTGGCAAACAATTTTACCATTTAGTTTATTACATTTACCTGAACATTTTGGAAATCCAAGAAACAAACTTGGTTTCTTATAATTTGTAAAATCTTCTTGTATAAGATTTACGAGCTTCATTCCACCTTCATCCAATCTCTTTTATAAAACTCTTCTTTACGTTCTTTACTATATGTACGAACTGGAGTAAGGAAGCCTACACAATTATACCGTTGCTTTCGCAATACTTTTTAAAACTATCTCTTTTATTGGAATTTGTTGCTCTTCAGTTAAGGTTAAATATTGCTGTGCTAAAGGATTTCTATTTAACATAGTTAATCCAAAATATTCTTCAGCAAATTTTCTACAATAAACTGCTTCTTCAAGTGTCTTCCAATTTGGAAAATAATATCTAATTTTATTGTGAGAAAAATCAACCTTATAACTATTCCAAGGATTTTTACATACACCTCTAATACCAATTTTATTATCTATTCTAACTTGTGTATTAGAAATATTTTCTTGTCTTGAAACAATTTTTAAATTTGATTTTCTATTATTTAAACTATTACCATCTTGATGATCTACTTCATAACCTGTAATATAAGTATAATTCATAATATAATTATGTAAATAAACTACATTATTTTTAGTTACACTTCCACTAATTATATATACTTTCTGTTTTTTATGGCTAGTGCGCCAATGTCTTGATTGAACTTTTTCTAAGTCATCTAAATCAATATAAACATCATACCAAATATCTTTATATTGAACTTTCATTATATAAGTATTATCATCAAATTTTTCAAAAATATTATCTTCTTTTTTATACATTATTTATTTTCGGTTTAGACTATACCATCATCCTATTAGGATGCTCATTGGTAGTCGTTGAGACCTTCTCCTTTTTATTTTAAAATAATTTTAGAGCTGTGTCAGCGGATTATCTAATCTTCTATATTATTACTATCTCGTTGTGATTAGCAACGCCACGGCGCAGATTTCTCTATCCGTTTAGTAATAGAAGCCCTAAAGACTTCCCCGCTTATTCTGAGTTTTCTAATTATATTACTATAATTAGGGACTGTTTAATTGTTAATCCTTTGATAAGTAGTAACCTTAGGTTTGCCGCAAATCGGACATACATCACCATAAAAACCATGATTATGCTCACAAGCAGAAATACGAGTACAAAATGCAAAGTATTTTACACCTTGTTTAGCAAGTTCACAAAGTAAATCCCAAGCTACTTCAAAAGATTGAAAAGGAGAATCAATATTAATATGAGATATACTTCCACCAGTACAAGCTTCATCAATTCTTGCACTAATTTTAATTTTATTTTCTATACTGGTATGAACCGCTAAAGGAATCCATTGATTAGCATATAATGGAAGTTCATATTTTTCATTGGGAAAGAAATATTTATCTTTCTTCATAAGTTTTGCGGCTGCCGATTCGGCAGGAACAGCTTCAAGATTAATCATATAATCATGATTTTTTTTAAATTCTTCTTTAACTTCATGAATAGTTGAAAGAATTTGTTCTGCAAATTCTAATCCTTCTTCTGTATATTCACAATATCCAAATTTATCTTCTCTTGTAAAGCCAAATTTATCTAAGGTTTCATAAATTCCTAATACCCCTATTGTAGAATAAAGTTTATCCATTTCTACAATACCAGTATCAAAATTCTTCATCAAACCTTTTTCAATATTTCTTGTAACTATATGCCGAACTGTATCTAAAGCAAATAAACAAAGTAAAGTTCTTTCTTTAAGAATCCTTATATACTCCTCTTTATCACCATCAGATTCATATGCAATTCTTGCTAAATTAATAGTATTTACTTTTTCGCTACCAACTTTAAGTGCCGTTCCACCAATGCTATTCATATATAAATCTTTAACATTATTAGATAAACGACAACAAGAACTTAATGATGTAACACTATCATCAATAAAGAAATTAGAATCACACCACTTCATATTTTCTCGGCATACCCATTCGGCAAATTCTCTATCTACAAAATTTCCATCTTTATCTTTGAGTAATGAAATTGTATTTACAGGATAGGTCATAATGTTAATTTCTCTAATCTCATGCATAGTGGTCATGAATAATTTTTGAAATTCCATTATTCCTTCAATTTCATCAATCATATATTTTCCATCTGGAAATTGCATACCACCAAATAAAGCTTCAAGATACGGATGGTCGAAAATAGAAGTATTTGTAAAAGCTGATTGAATACTACCCCTTAAGAAAGGTTGATTTACGGCATATATAAATCTTTGAATATGTTGTTTAGCATATTTTATTGGAGTTTCGGTATAATAATCTTTTTGTATATCTCTATCCCAAAAATAATACATGTACACTAATAAATCAGGCAAACCAACCGCACCCGAAGAAGAGTTCGCAGCGTAGCTTATATATTCTTTTACGAAATCTACAAAAGTTCCTAAATGTTTAGGAGGTTCATGATTAAAATTCTCAATAAAGAAAAGCCCTTTTTCGGCTAAATCTTGTAAGCTGGATGCCCAACAATAATGAAGAAAAGAAGCATGATGAGCATCATGAAGATATAATTTTCCTGTCCATTCTTCATTCAGCCAATCTTTTGCAATATCTACACCGTATTTCTTTTTAAGCTCATAGAAAATTTTATTATAGCTTAAAAGTTTCTGATGCGGCTTAGCCATTTCATTAAGAAGAGTAACTACACTTTTTTGATTTACATTAGCATTAGCATCAACAGATGCATCAGCAACTATTTTTGTATCAATAAAATTATCAATAAAATCTGTATAATCTAATTGTTCATCTGCAAGCCCATTAAGTTTAGCAAACTCTTCTCCATATACACTTTTTAATTTTGTAAGTTCATATGAAAAATCTGGATCAAGTTTAATATTTATTTTCATCCTAATTCTCCCGATTGAATAAGAGAATTAGCTTCACCAAATTGATAATATTTTTCATTATATTTCAATATTGGAGTAGTTTGAAATCCTTGTTCAATAATTTCATCAAAATTATCTGTCGTTTCAAATTCTATATTCTTCTCAATCATTTTATTCTTTAAAATTTTACAACGCGGACAGTCGTTAGAAAATAAAATTATTTTATTCAATTTCAGATTATCTCCTTATAACAAAAATATCCCCAGTTAAGGGGCTACTTATAATTTTTATATAAAACTATTCCCATTCAGGATGAAGCATACTTTCAATAAAACGATACATAAGTTCTTTAGCTTCGTTAAAATCAAGTTTCTCAATGAATTGAGCATATTCAAGTGCCGAAAAAGCAGCTACAAGACCTTCATAACCTTTTTCTTTATATCCATCAAGATAGCTTTCCATTTCCTTCATTTCATCACTATATTTCATTCTTCACCTTTTTCACTTTTTTCATAACAATCATTACAAAGAGCCATCCACCAACCATCTGTGCGAAGTTTACCAGGTTTTCCGCAAACTTCACAAACTGATTCCATATCAACTTCCCATTGTCGAATTAATTCTTCCCCATATGGAGTAATATCACCTGAATAATAAAATCTCCCACCGCCAAATTTTTCTTTAATTTGTTCAACTCTAAAATCAGATTTTACCTCAGTAAGAAGTTGAGTACATAACTCATAGAAAGATTGTAGCCAGCCATTTCCAAATTCAAGAGGAAAACAATTTTTATCCCAAGAAAAATCATCATCCCATTTATATTTATAATGATCATTCATAAACCAAATGTCATAAGCGAGTTGTGCTTCCATCATTTGCCGATATTCTACACTTGTTACATCATTTTGTTGAATAATATTTTCTTCCATTTTGGTTTCCTTTTCTGCATTTTGCATTGTCAGGGTGGCAGGATTTGAACCTGTGATAACTACCTCATCAGCCCAAGTGATGCGCTCTGCCGGACTGAGCTACACCCTGAAAAAATTCTTAGCCGTGAAATTGCATCACGGTACGCTTGTTTACCCACAAGTGTTTTACTAAATAAACTACTAAGAAATATATTTATAACCTACTTTCCGCTCCACTCTTCCCGCAATATTAAAGAGTTTACCTGGATCAACAATTTGGACTTATACTTTTACGTATCACTACGAATTATGACGCCATCTTTCCTCAGGTTAGGATTTTTCTATATGATCAGTATAGAACTGCACTATTCCTATCATCCATAGAGTTAGGCTTCCCCTCAGTTATAAATATATAAATAAGCTACTATTCCCTACTTACCGCTGCCACGCGTGAGGAACTTCCCCAAACCATAGAGAATAGACAAGCATTACGCTGACTTGCATGATATTCAAAAGAAGAACAACTTTCCTATTGAATCATCTTTATAATAATGTGTTGTTACCACTATTATGCGTCTTCCCGAGGGTCCTAATACTTGCAAGCTATTGGATTTTCCTTTTACGGTATAGGTATAACTTTTGAGTTACCAGCTCAACCTAAATTATTTATAGAGGTTATATCAGATTTTCCTCTTCGCCATTAGGCCCCACCATTTTACGTTTGGACAAAACGAACAGTTTCCAACCTTACTGATAAGTTCTCCACCCCATCTCCACCTTAACGCAGAATCACGTACAGTTTAAGCTTCACGGCAAAGCAACAGCTCATATTTTATACTCTTTTGCGTCCTCAGAGTCCTTATTGATAGTCATAAGGGTCGATTTTACGACTTACCTGTCTTCACATTGATTTATTTCGGGCATTCAACAGTGTACTACCGAAAGCCAACAATAGTTTCTTTATTTATGCTTGTCACTACTATCGTTTCACATTATAAAACCAAGCTGACCAAATAACTTTTCACTATCCACTTTTATTACATTATTCAGTCCATGCACAATACCCTACCGTTCGATGTACTCACAAAGGGTAAAGTCCATAGTTGCGGTTCTTCGTGCTGACCGAAGTGTTTCAAGTTTATGAGACTTGCGTGGAAACCGTTTCACTCAACCGCAAGTAGCCCATGATGAACTCGAATCATCACTCCATAAGGAATCTGATTTTAAGTCAGACGCGTCTGCCTATTCCGCCAATGGGCCATATTTTTAATTATATAATAATTATACTACAATATTTCTTACTTGTCAAGAATATTTCTAATCTGATTACAAAATTGTTTATATACAACTTTTACAATAGTTGTATGATCACCTTGTCCTTGTTGCACAAGCTCCACATGATCTATCATATATCCAATAATTGGATAATCTTGTAAAAGCCTATTTAATTTATATATTGTCACTATATACTCTCAATTTAATTACAATATCATCACATTTATTATCGCCAATATCATCGAATTCTTCATCAGCGTCAGAATACCATAACGGAGGCGGATTTAAAATATGATTAATATGAAATTTAGTTTGTAAAATATTTTCAACATCTCTATAAGTAAGATTAATTTCCATTATTTTCTCTTATACCATTTTTCCCAAAGTTTACGTTCATTCTCAATATCAATTTCACCATTTTCTAAAAATTTCATTCCATATGGAGTATATCTATGATATCTTCGCCGATACCGCAAATATTCTTCCCAAGTTGTAATATCATAGTAATCACAAATATTCCAACTTTCACTCACTTTTTTAAAGTGAGAATAAGGAATATCTTCTTCCATTTGTTTGAGAAAAGAACGATATTTTCTATTAGCTTGTCGCTTAGCCCATTTTGTTTTGGTATCACCCGCATAAGGTGTATGCTTATATGATCTACTCATTTTACAGCTCCTATAAGTAAACAAAACAAAAGGTATTTTCTCCACCTGTTTTTGATAACGCAGAGACTGCTGTCAGAAAATACCATAAATCCCATTTCTTCTGCGGAGATTTCTCTCTTTTTATTATATAATAATTATATAATAAATTTTGTTTTTACTCAAATAAATTTTTAAGAAATCTACCAAGTAAAAGCATACTTGAAAAAGTCAGTAAACAGACCGTCATCAGACTTAAAAGAGGTATGATATGAACCATAGTCCTTCATAAAGGCGTTCAACAGCTTCATATAATTTTTATATGCAGCATCAACTTCTTCTGCTCTCTGTTTACGTTCTTTCTTAAGTTTATCTTCTTTTGCAGCTTTCGCAGCCAATTCTACTTGAAGAGCATTTTCTTCTTTTTCACACTCATCAGCAGAATTATAGAATTTTTTAGTAATATCACTATAGAATTTCATATACTAATTAAACTCCTGTTTTTAATCAATATTTCTAAATGAACCTTTACTTATTCATTTAGATAGCTGCGGCTGAAGGTACTGCCCCTTCTCCTCCGGTGTCAAAGACCGTTCGACCACTTTTATCAGAAGCCGCAATATACAAGACGCATTAAACAATATTGCCCTACCATTAGGCGATCTGCAAAAATTTTTGGCTTGCGGAATAAGACTTGAACTTATAATATATACTGTTAGTATAGTTTGCTGTATGCGTCTTAATTAATATTTTGTAAAATAAATAAAATATTCTAAGCTCTGCTAACGTCTGGTTTGCTGCCAAAATATAGATTAATTTGCTGCAAGAGCTTATACAGGCGGAATGTACACGATTCGAACGTGTGGGACTGTTACATCCACGGTTTAGCAAACCGCTCCAATGGACCTCTCTGGCAACATTCCATATACAAGGCACTCAAATTCTTTTTCTCCAATTAACCCAGAACACTCGTAAAATTTGCTGTAAGTGCCTTAATGAATAACAATAAACTAGATACTAAAACAAGGAGGATGAAAAGAAAGAAGGAGGCTCTTCGCCAATAAACTATTTTTCAATAATAAATTTGCTGTAAGTATCTAAATTTTTCTATAATTAATCAGCCTGTAAAGCCTTTTCTACAGGCTGGTATCTTTCACTATTTAAAATTTTTAACAAAGCTTGATATGGATCAAGTTCATCACCTAAAAGCATTTTGAAAATGTTAGCCGAAAAGCCTGAACAAAGCACTAATCCACAATCATTTTGCTGAATAGGAATAGTTTTGTTACCTCTTGAATCTACATTCCAAAATACGATTTTCGGCAGTTTATATC